AGTACACAGGGCGATCCTACCATCCTCGTCGTTGACATCTCGTAACGGCACAGTTGGCAAATCTATTTCTGCACAAAGATTACTCATCTTGATTGGTGCTACCTTTTCATCAAATGGTGAATGCGTATTTGCATGATCAACATTCTGGAGATAAATGCGTCCGGTATCCTTGCGTTCCTGCATAAATCTACTAAACAAATCTGCTGCTCGGAAGGTCTTCTTTCTCAACTTCGTATTACGCTCTGCTCGTTCGTACAGTTCTTTGAATCGGTCTTGATCTGTGAAAAAAGCAGAGTACAACTCTGGTACATCATTGGGACTAAAACAAGTAATGTCGCCACCTGCAATTAGTCTTTCATACATTAACTTATTAAATTGTACGCCATAATCCATATGGCGTACACGATTGTCTTCGGTTCCTTTGTTGTTCTTTAAAACAATCAAATCCTCAATCTCGTAGTGCCAGATTGGGTAGTACAATGTAGCGGCGCCGTTACGGACACCCCCTTGCGAACAACTCCTTGTTGCACTTTGGAACAACTTGTAAAAAGGTATAACCCCAGTGTGGTAAGCATCTCCGTTTCGTATTGGGGAGCCAAGTGCTCGTATTCTACCTGCGCCAATTCCGATCCCGGCTTTCTGGCTGACATACTTGACAATACCACTAGTGGTAGCATTAATGCTGTCCAAACTATCGTCAGTTTCGATAAGAACACAACTACTGAATTGCTTTTGCGGAGTACGTACACCGGCCATAACAGGAGTAGGCAAACTAATATCATGTAGGCTGATAGCATCGTAGTAATCCTTCACCCATTGTAATCTGGTTTCTCGTGTATAATTTTGAAACAATGTTGCAGCAATAAGCATATATGCGATTTGTGGAGTTTCATATATATCATTGGTTACTCGATTTTGTACGAGATACTTACCTCTCCATTGCTCCATTGCTACATAAGTGAAATTTTCGTCTCGCTCATGATGTATGTATGAATTTAGTTTAGTCCATTCGTCTTCGCTGTAAGCGGCGAGAAGGCCTGCGTCATAAAATCCAGACTCCACATTTGTTCTAACTAAATCAATCAAAGAACAAGGAGTATAATCACCATATACTTGTTTACGGAGATGATAGTTTATTAATCTACCGGCTACATATTGATAATTAGGCGTTTCTTCGCTAATCAAATCGGCTGCAGATTTAATTAATGTTTCTTGAATATCTGCTGTTTTTATTCCGTTGTAAAACTGTATGTGACTTTTAATTTCTACTTCGCTTGCACTAACTCCTGTGATTCCTTCTGTAGCCCACATGACCACTCGGTGCATTTTTTCTATATCTAATAATTCTTTACGTCCATCTCTTTTTGTAACTTGAATTTGTGTCATCAACGCCTCTTAGTATTGTTCTAATTTTAAATCTGCTGCTGTGTAGCAGTGTTTTAATTTTAAATTTTGATTTATGTGTTCTTTATTTACAATAGCACCCTCAATCAAATTAAGTACATATTTTCCTCGAGCAAGGTAAGCTATATTGTAAGTATGACGCTTAATTAGGTCAGAGTATATGCGTATTTCGGGTAATAAATTATTATGTTCAGATAGATGTAAAGTATATACAATTCCTAATACTTTAGCAAGATCACAGTAGTAATTTTCTTTCAATAATTCCCATGGATCTGGCCAATCATTGGTAGAATTTTCCGATAGATAAAACGGAGAAAATGGACATTGGCTCCAGAATTGAACAGTTTTTTCTAATGCCGTTTCTAATGGCATAAAACTTATTTCTTGCCTAAAAGATTTCCACCGAGCTAATCTTTTAGATTGGTCTAGTTTAAAAATCAATTAAATTTTATTAGATTGTAATCAAATGTTGCAGACGCACCCGAGGTTAATGATACAACTAATGAATCATTATTGGCCGATATTATTGCTCTAATTGACACCCCGGTTTCAATAAATTCATCATTTATAAAAGTCGATGACGAACCATTCACAAAAGAACATTCACCAAATCTTCTTGCTGAACTATTGCTGATTTGATACTTTATACTTCCCATAGTATTTGCTGCTATTGGAATAACAGTCTCGGCTGTAGTTATAGTTGTAGATTTGGTTGATAAAATTTGTAGTTTTCCTAATCTTACTCCAGATAAGTCATCAAAATTACCATATTTTGTATCTCCGATACTAACTAATTCTGAAGTATTTGATTGAAATACATTACCTACATTACCAAAATAATTACCTACACTTATCAAGTTTTCTAAACCGACTACAGATAAAGCATTGTAAACAATATTATCAAACATGCTATTAAAGATCCTGACGCTACTAACAACATTGTTGATAGTTACTGCATTGCCTGCTCTAATAAATTTACATGAGTCAAAAGTAACCGCATTTGTATTACTTACAGTTGAACGTATATTAATTAAATTTGCAGTTGTAAGATTGGAAACAAAACTAGTGTTATAGATTTTTACATTGGTTGCACTATCAATTATGAATAGTGGGGAACTTAATGATAAGTTTGAATTAAAAAAACTCAAGCCACTAATTTCAACATCATTGGGTTTAGTTGCACCATTTGTACCTATTGATGTTGAGTTTTGAAATTTACTATCTGTAATATTAGCAACAGAATATGCTGCTTGTGTTAACTTGATAATACTGCTAGATAATCCATCGCCCACCAATCTGGCGTATGTTGGTATTGTTAATGAGTATGACGTTAAGTATGTGCCGCCGGGAAAATAAATTGTTCTTCTTGCTCTAGGTTCAATGTTACTTGCTGTTGATAGATAAATTTGTTGAAGTGCTCTATTAATAGCTGCTGTATCATCTGTGACGCCGTCACCAACTGCGCCAAAATCTCGAATATTAACAATGTCATCAAGTTTATCTTGTAAACTGCGTTGAATAGGTGATAAAGAACTAGGACCAGTTTGTGCAGTATATCCGGCTAAGTTGCCAAAAAATGAATAACTACCTAACAGTCTAATTAATTCGCCAGAGTCAAGTGATTTTTGTGTAAGTATTTCGGTTACACCAGTGCTGGGTGCACCTTCCTCAAGAGTGCCATTACCAATGTATAACTTTTGTTCATCTACACTCCAACCTAATTCGGCCGAAGCTAACTGTGGCAAATCTTGCTGAAGTCCTCGTCTGTGTTGAATTCTACTTACTTGTGTAACAGCCATGCTAAATCCTCAATTGTTGTGTATTTAGCTTGTAAGATAGTAGAGCTCTACTCTACGCATCCATTGATCGCTCCAGTACTGAAAATCCTTAGGTTCTAGTATGAATTCTTGGTACTGAGGAGTGGTGTTTTCATCAGCAGGTTTAGCACACATGAGAATAATTCCCGAATTGATCTGGGTTCCGTGTGTATCGTTGTGAGCTGCCGCATACGCTGCGAGCTGCAAAAAATAATCGTCGATCCATTCACGTTTTTTAGGTTTATTCGTTTGCTTAAAATCCATGATTGCAGGCTGTCCCTTCCATAGGCCGACACAGTCAGTAGTACCAGCATACAGCCCAGAATAATATAAAGGCACCTCGCAACCCCAATATTCATCAACATGTTGCAATCCTTCTAATATAACCTGTGCCGCCATAAACCAACTTGGCTGTGCGAACGGATTTGTAGGTAGTTCTCCTAAATCGTCATTCTTAATGTAACGTTCAAGATAGGTATGCATTCTAGTTCCACGATTAGCAGCTTCAGTGGTGATCTGTTGTGCTCGTTCAACACCTACCCTATTTTTCCATTCTTGAAGTTTTTGTCGTGCTTCTGCTGGTTTGGTCTTATCAAGTATAGTTGTAACACTAGGAACACGACTTCCATCTGGAAGGGCATAATGACGCTTACCTTCTACGCTTTCTCTGGCTAGAGGCGTATAATCAAATTTTGCTGTAATCATTTAAACTCGGAAACTTTCGCCGCAACCGCATCGATCTCGTTCATTTGGGTTAATAAATTCAAATCCTTCGTTAAGTCCATGACGTCTGTAGTCCATTGTAAGACCATTTATATATGGATGGTCTTTACCGTTAACCCACACTGTGACTCCATTACTGTCGTACTTTATCCAATCACGGGTAACCGGGGGAGTGTCTACATATTCTAGTTTATAAGCCAATCCAGAACATCCGGTGGTTCGAACACCAATCATGATGCCTATTCCGCTACCGCGTCTAGATATTTGTTGTGTAACTTTCTTAGCTGCTAGATCTGTCAGTTGTATCATTTTTTATTCTATAATCTGATAGTGCGGCTTTGATAGCATCTTCTGCTAAAATGCTACAGTGTATTTTAACTGGAGGTAACGCGAGTTCTTCCGCAATGTGGGTATTCTTAATTTCTGCCGCTTCATTAAGACTTTTTCCTTTAAGCCACGTAGTAACCAGCGACGACGATGCGATCGCCGAACCGCAACCATATGTCTTAAATTTCGCATCTGTAATTACTCCATCGTCTACTTGTATTTGTAACTGTAATACATCCCCGCATGCAGGAGCTCCAACTAATCCTGTACCAACACGCGGATCATTTTTATCTAATTTACCTACATTACGTGGATTCTCATAGTGATCCAGAACTTGACCTGAATAAGCCATATGGTCTCCTTTGAGTTATTATAAATTATTTAACCGCGTTTTGCAAGAGCAGATTTGGCCATTGCATCAACAGTCTTTTCCGGAGCGGTTTTTGGTGCATATTCGCCTTGAAGATCATTCTCTTCATCGTCATCTGCAAACGGTTTAAGATAGACATATTTTACAATCTGGCTGCCAGAATTGTTATTTATTGACACCTGATCAGGATTGTTTGGATTGGAAGTTACACTAACGTCCTTAATGTCCTTGATCAATTCTTTGACATTTTCGTTGTCGGACTTCAATTGAAGTAATGTATCTAAAGTGAATTGTGGATGTTGCAGTTGAACAAGATTAATTAAACTATCTGCTCTAACTCTAGGTACTGCATGATTATCGTGTGCTCTATTTCTTAACGCCTCAAGAATATCTATCAAAGAGAAGACTACAGGATCTGCAGCCTCATCCTCTAAGATATCGTCTAAAGTATCTTCGACAATAATTTCGTTAACACGCATTAACGCTTCTCACGACCTAACGAAGATGTTCCGCCGGCTGCTGCATCAGTTGCCCCAAAACTATCTGTTTCAATTTCACCGCCGACTACAGGTGTAGAAGGCATTTGGCCTGGAGTACCACCAACTGCGGCATTCATGCCTCCCATATCCATTGGTTGTGCAACCTGCTCTCCAGCTAATGCACGAGCAGCGTTATCAGCAGTACCTCTGGCCGAACTTAATTGTTGTGACATTTCTTGCAGTAAAGGTTCGACTGCTGCTTTAAATGCATCTGCTTGTTCCATGCCAATCTGATCGCGGATCGTATCTAGTAATGCAGGCATTTGCTCATTTTGCATTTTGCTAACTTCTTCGAGCATGTCCTGGATACTATCAACCATATCCTTTGCAGCAAGAATAGCCTGGCTCTTACCCATTTCGCTTTCAGCTAACAGTATATGCTTGTTTTCTATCATCCAACGATGGATACCTTCACGTAACATGAGTAACTCCATATATTTGGAATTTTTTTCTGCAACATGAGCACCATGGCTTAATTTAACTTGATTTAGACTTTCAGTAAGTCCTTGGGCTAATTTAAGAGCTTTTGGAAAAGTCAAATTGTTATAATCAATTTTAATTCCAAAACGACTTTCCATTACCTTGTTAATTTTTTTTGTTGTGGGTTTGTGCCCCATTTCTGTTAATCTCATATTATTTGGTTCCCAAAGTTTAAGTATTTAGCCGATTTTAAAGTTTTTTTTAAAATTTCGGATAGTTGATTCTTTCTCCTAATAGATTGATAGTATCTATCATTTATAATGTTCCATTTAAAAGTATCTTTACAATTCTTTAGACTATTTTTAAAATATAAAATATCTAAATCTAATCTGCCTAATTTTCCGTCGAGCTCGGCTAACTCATAGGCAGGTAATAATTTATTATTTATCAAATAATAACAGTATATTATTGCTGCTAGTTTACTTTGAAAATCGTGGATAATATTGTCTTCGTTTTGAACTTTTACTCTCCAGCATGCACTATGAATTCCATTTATTTCATATGTGCCAAGTAAAAACCCGTAATTACCGCGTGGTATAATTACGGGTTGATTTTTATAGTTTTGTAATTGTTTTTCAGTCCATTCTGTTATATATTTTATGCCAAACTCAGAAAAAACTTGTCGTACTTCTTTAAATTTTTTTCTTGTAGTAAATTTTTCCTTTTTCATTTTTTCTATGTAAAATATCTTTGTTAACTAAATTATTTGCAATATATATCTGTCGTTGATCTAGATCTTTTTTAGCAATTTTTTTATCCTTATCAAACTTTCCCAGTACATCTGCTTCTTCATTAGTAATGGATAGTTTTACATTATTTAATAATTCTACTATTTTCATTTTTATTTCATTATAAAATGAACTATTGCTGTAATTAAGCCTGTTAATAGAGCTACCCCAAAAGCGGTGCCTATTGTAATGATCGTTCCTTGAGCTTTTTCGGTTGCTGTTGCTCCGTCCTTAGTCAATGATTGTGTCGTTTGATTTGCCATAAGTGTAGTTCGTATGACAATAATATGCTCCTCTAATTTATCCATACGTTCTTCTAAGTTATCTAATTTCTTTTCCAACGTACGGTACCTTTCAGCACATAAATCCACATGTGCTCCAAGGTCGGTTCTTTCGCTTTCAGCCATTTTATTATTTTTCTTTCGTAAAAAAAAGCAAAGGGTTCTGTGTACTTGCCTATAAAATGTGCCATGAGTAAAGCCTAATTGTGCCAGTGAATCAAAAGATATTTATAGACGAAAACGTCCTTCTATAAAGTATATGTTTTTAATAGATCCGTACGGGTAAAAAATAGGTAATATAAATCTAGCTGTTTCTGTTAATCCGCAAATGACAGGTACTTGAGCAAAATCTTTATCTAAATAACCTACAGGATCATTGTCTAATAGAAAAACATCTTGGGATTCTATACCAAAGCTAAACATCCAAACTTTTTGCCTAGTACCTAAAAAATAATCGCCAAATACTGTAGAATCATCTATATCAAGTTCGTTACAATAAGGGCCATCTATTAACTGAGGTTGTGATTTCAAACCTATACACTGTAATACTGTTTCCCAATTTCGTTGTTGATTTCTTTGTAGTTCATTTTCTGCCGTATGACGAATAACGCCGGTGGCAGTAATGTCAACTAATGTGGCACAAGTGTAAAATTTCATATAGATATTTATAGTCACAAAAAAAGCAGACCGAAGTCTGCCTTCTATTGTAGTTTATTAGATTAAGACACTACAAAACTTGTCCCACTTGTTACTGTAGCACTTGACAAGTTAACAGAACCTTTTTTAGTTCCAATTGCTTGTAATGCAGTTTGTAAAGAAGCTGCATCAGGGGCATTTACTCCGTCACATACCAAACTAATTACACCACTTGTTGGATGTGCATAATAAGCTAAAACCGGTGGAAATGCTTGAATAATTGCTTCATATGCTTCATTTGCTGCATCATCCTCAGCTGATAAGTTAACACCAGCATTTACTACATAAAGTGCAATACTTTGTCCGGGTTCAATTAAAGTACCTGTTGTACCTGCAAAAAAATAACCTGCACTGCGATCAATTCCAATTGGCATTTTTATTCTCCTAATTATTTGCGTTACCGCATGTATGTATTTATGGTACCTATAAAAAAAAAGCAGCCGAAGCTGCTTTCTTTACTGATATCAAATCAATTAAGCAATCTTGATACCGCTTGTGGTTGTAACTGTTGCTAGTGCAGGGAATACATTACCATACGCACCAATGTTTGCACCAGGTGTGCCATCGTGACTTAGTGTACGAATGGCAACTTGTAAATCGGCTGCTGTCCAACTGCTACGTTCAGTAATAACACTTAATTGTGCTGTTGAACCATTTGTATCAACTTGATATGCTAGAACTGTAGCATTTGAGCTGATTGTTTTTAGTAGTGTGTGTACTGCAGGATCTTTTTCTGATGCACTTGGGCCTCTTAATTCTGCTGCTAGGTTAGCAGTAGCACCTAAGGTAGTGATTTTGTAAGCCTGAATTGGGCTGTTTATACCTGTGTTAATAATTACGGCATTAGCATTTCTTGTTTGGCTGTCACCAATGTTATTTACAACTTGTGAATCGCCATTTACTCTTTGGACTCCGATTGTCATTTTATTTCTCCTAAATTATTTGCGTTTCCGCTGTTAATATTTATACAAGTTAGCCCATTTTTGCGAAATTAGCTGCACTAAACACTTCTCTATCTACAATTTTGACTAATCCAAACTGTGTAGGAAAAATGAATCCTTCCCCGGCTGGCACACCATTTATATATTCTTTAATGCCCTTTACTTGATTTGCTAATTGTTTAGCTAAATTTTGCTTAAACGAGTACATGGAATTCCATATGCTTTTAAGTCCTTGATAACCAACACTTTCGGTGACTTCCCCATTTTTATTTTGCATAAACAACACACCTTCGTAATTTGGACCTACTAGGTAATTAAATTGTTTTCCGCTAATTTGTGTTTGTAGCCAGTCATGTAATTCTTGATTGGTTTGTCCTGTAATTCTTTTATTAAAATAAGTTTTAATTTTGTCTCTAGTAGTTTGCGGTAAAGGAGCCAATAAGCTATCAACCTCTTTTCCGTACTTTTGAATACTAGCATCTGCTGCTCTTTCTTGTTGAACAGGAGTTTTGAGTGTAAACTTATTACCGGCAGTGGGGCTTATTATAGCTACACCACCTGGAACATTTTCTAATCCTTGCCCGTTCCATTGAACCGGTTGTTCTCCTATATTCTGGAAATATTGATGTACTACTACTCCGCCGACGCTGTTACCAATTATTTTTCCTAATGGACTTTTAATATCAACTTGATATTCTACTAGATTTGGCTTGAAAGCATACACTCCATTTTGTGGAGTTAATTTTCCTGCATACATCAGGTCGGCCCAGTAAAATCCAGGTCCTACGGTTGCAGCATCTAGTCCTGGCCATAACGCTGCTGCTGCATTATACAAAGTTCCACGTAAACCACCTGATGCTTTTTTTGCATCATAATCTTGCCATTCTTCAGGACCAGTTACTAGTACTCCTCTATCAAACATATATTTGTCAGCCATTCCTATTTTACCATTGGATAATCGTCCAAAAATAATAGCAGGGTATCCGTCCCATTTAATTGTAATGTTTGCAGGGTTAGCTATCAAGGTCTTTAAACTTGCTAACTGCTGGGCGGCAGCGGCGCTATTGATAAAGATAGCATCTTCTGGATGAGGAGTACGACCAGTGATTGCCTCGTTTAAAGATTGAATAAATTCTATATTCATTATCTGCGTCTTCTTTGAACTTTTGAAGATGGTGGCATAGGTTGATATCCTGGTGCCATTTGTGCTGTTTGTCTTTGAGCAGTTGCAAGATTTTCTAAAGCATTTATCAAAGTTGGATCATCAAGAACTTGTCCTTCGGGAGTTCTCCAAAGCCCATCGTTGTGTTTACTTATTTTTATTCCAGATTTAGTTGTTATACTATAAAGTTTAGGTACATTTTGACTAATTGGTTTTTTATCTGTTTTTGCGACTTTTTCTACAGATTTTTCTGCAGGTTGTTCAGATGGCTGTTCTGATGGTTGAGCAGCGCCTTGATCAATTTGATCTATGTTTGTAATTACTTTAGTGGTGTCTGCTGGTGCCTTTTCGATATCGCGGATCCCGGATTTGGCATGAACATACAAATCGCCAATATCTTTTGTATGTCTTAGTATTGTAGGTCTTATAACTTGACTTTGTTGTCCTAATTTTTTGTAAAACTTCGGTACAGAATATGTGTCAATTTCAACTTCATTAAGTATGTGTTTAATCTTCACGCCTAAATCTCCTTACACCACGAGCAAATTTAGCAGGATCCTGAGCACGTATGCTATTCAATAATCTACGCTCTAGTTCTGCTGCTTGTTCAGCATTGTAGTTTTCTTTGATGTAATTAATCAAATTTATAGCACCATGTATTACATGCCCGGCTCTACTTTCCACAAGATTTTCCCGGTCTTTTGTGACGGGCATGTGGGCAAGTTCATCAAGGATACTACGAGTACGCTTTTGCAAAATTTACTCCAGATTAGTTATATTTATAAGATTTAGGCTTTATGTGAAATACGAAGCTAACTCAGGAAATATCTCTGTGAAATTTAGATTTCTGCGTTGATCAAGTTGTTTAATTTCCAATTTAGTTTTTTCTAGTTCTATTGGATTATGCTTAAATGATTTTGAAAATTCAACTACCCAGGGATCATTTTTATTATTTTCTAAGCATTTTGTTAAAAGTTCGTCTGGCATTGCACCGAGCTCAAATTTGCTAAAAACATTGTGTCGTGTAATATCGTTGAAATCGCCCAATCTATTGGTGTTAAAATTTTGTGTTTTCCAGTTATGTAATTCTTGATGATAGTATAAATTCAAGCAACTTAGTGTTGGTTGTAATGCAAACATAACATTCACTGGAGCTTCTGATCGGTACCACATCATATTATCTTCGACATGATTCCAAACTGCTCCATATCTGATATATTCAAATCTTTTTCCTATATCATCAATACTAAAATAAACCTTGATTAATCTACATTTATCCCAAAGTTCAAATACCCGCTCAGGAACACGTAATGTTCCATTGGTATTATACCAAATATATAACTTTTTTAGTCCCACACGTTTATCAATATAATCTAATATTATTTCATGTGTACGAGTAAAAAAAGGATCCCCACCGTAAAAATGTATGTTATCTAGATTACTTAAATCAATTTTATCTAATATTTTAATAATGTCTAATTTATTGAGTCGAATCGGAAATGTTTTGTTGTCTATTCCCAACTCACGACGCCATTGTGTGCTTACTCGTGGACCACAATACACACAGGCAATGTTACAGGTAAAGTCAACTGAAATTTCTAATCCACGAGGACCAGATAAATCTGTTGATTGAGAATTATAATATTCATTAACTCCTTTGCGTAGACTGTGGGAACCATTTTTTTCCATGTATATACATTGCCTACAACCAGATTCATCTAATATATTGTTCTTATTATCTTCTCTAATTTTAATTAATTTACTGTTATTCCAACTATTGTTATCTATTAAAGGAATGCCTTCGGTATACCAACAACAAGGAGCTAATTCAACACCTCGATTAGTTAAATTAATACTTAAATTATTGTGTATATCGGCGCAAAATTGATCCATTACTCTGCCTTAGATTTTAATCCGGCTAGCATCTGTTTTAGCTTGGTGCTGTCAACATTTGCTTGCACGGATTTTTCAAGATCAAATCCGGGTTTGGGTTTGGCTGTAATCATAGGACTACTAGTTGTTGCAGTAGTCTTAATCTGATCCATAATCTGACTGCTGGTGCGGAATCCTTGACCACCATTTTCACTCTGAGCGTCTTCGCCAGGATCTGTAATACGTAGACTTTCTAGATTGAACTCAAGATCAACTTTTTGTCCTACACCACTCGAACTACGAGTTTTCATTAACTGTATTTGATATCTGCCACGCTCACGCATGGCTCTTGAAGTAAAGATACCAAACACATTATCTGCTGTGTTAATTTTACTGATACCACCCGAGATATGACTATGATCAAATTCAATTTCTTCCACAGCACTACGATTCAACTGCGACGCAGTAATCATCAGTATGTTAAATTCTCTTGCCAAGTTTCTGAGTTCTTCACTCACATATTTGTCTTTGACAAACAGATCACTGGGACTGACTTTGGCACTTACTGGCATGACCAGATCAAGATAGTCTACCATGATAAAATCTGTTTTTTGGCCTGTTTGTATTTCTAGTTCTTTTAGATAGGCACGAATATGATTCACATTGCTCTGTGCTGGCATATATTTAATTCTAAGCCTACCAGATTTTTTACCTAGAAATTTAATCTTCATTTCTAATGTGTCTAAATCTTTAAAAATTTCTTTAGTGCTACAATTTGCTGCCATTGCATCCATACGCATAGCAGTTAATTCTTCACTTAGTTCTAATGTTAAGAAAACACCATTAAGCCCGGCAGTGATCCAATTAAGAGCAATGTTTTGCATAAAAAGACTTTTACCACTACCGGAGCCGCCAGCAAAAATATTAAGTTCACCGCGATTCATTCCGCCAAACAGTCGTTGATCCATTGTAGGCCAGCCTGTGCTTACTTGTCCATTGTTCGATTTAATTTTTAATAGTCGAGCTCTAGGATCTTCAAAATAGTCTGTGCCCATGTCTTTGGTCAGACTGATCTGCACTGCATCTTTGATCAATTTTTCCACTGGATCAAAGTCACCTTTTTCAATCATGTCTGCTGCTCGAAGAATAGCTCGCTCTAGTTCTTGTTTACGACTAAAACTTTCAAATTCTGTCAGAAACCAGTCGTAATGACCTTCTCTTAGTTCAGGGACTTCACGTAATTCTGTTCCTGTTGCCGCTTGAATTTGTTCTCTTGTTGGAAGTGTTTTATGATCTTCGCTGTGTTTTTTAATAAAACGAGCAGCTTCACGTAAACTACGATCAAAGTTTTCTGCATTATAAATATTTTGAACACGCACATATGTCTCTGCATCCTGCAGCATCATTTCTAAAAATAGTTTTTGTAATTCAGAGTTATATTTTTCCATTATCATTTAATAAATTGTTAGTATTATAATGCGATTGTATTTGAGATTCAATTTTTTTTTGCTCTTTAATTTTTATAATTTTTCTAATCTTATTTCTCTTTTCATAATATGGTATTTCGTTTTCTAGTCTATCAATTGATGTTGCATCAGGAAGATTATATCCAAGATTTTTAACATGATCATTAAGTATCTTTGCTCGCAAAATTCTTTCTTGAAATGTTAAATCAGGGTTATCATTTGCTATCCAATTATCTATAAATTTTTCATCTATGTCGATGTTTAATTTTTGTATGTTATCCATTAGTGGAGTATTGGGTAGAATGCTTAATCCGTTGCCAATTTGAACACCTTGAATAATATTTTTTTTTGCTAGATGCTGATATTTTGAAAAAAAACTTAAAGTTTCGTTAAAATCTTCAATAGTTTCAGTTGGGTACCCTACGATTATCATGACATGAATGGGAATATTATATTCTTCACATTTTTTAAACGTGTATTCAATATCAGCATTGGTGAATCTTTTGTTCATATGTTCTCGAACTCGATCGCTACCTGTTTCTATACCTATTGAAATTTGAGCTGCAGATTTAGACATGAGATGCCAATAATTTTCAGGCAATTGCTTTTCGGATCTGATTATGTATTGGCTACCCCATTTTATAGGATTTGCCGCTGAACTGTTGTATTCATCTAATAACGTAAGAAGTTTGACGAATTCTTTAAGATGTCCGTTGTTTAAACTATCTGTAAAATGAAAATGCGAAATTTTATATTTTTGACTTTGATATTTCATTTCATTAAATACCGACTCTCCAGTTCTAAAATGATATTTGCTTGTTTGATGTACATCACAAAAGGAACATTTTCTTATACAACCGCGACTACTCATTATGGGCAAAGAAAGTTCAAATTGGTTGAAATCATAATCATCAAAATTTGGATATGATATATTTTTTAAAAAATCGTGTGTGATTGTAACTGCACTAAACGAATTAACGCTGGGTGAAACGTTACCCTTAAGCAATTGTACCAATGATTCTTCACCTGCGCCTCTTATATAATAATCAATAATACCTTTTTTTTGAAGATTGTCTGCAAAATCTGCATCATTGGCTATTCCAGAACTACTTAAACCTGATCCACCTAATAAAATTTTTGTATCTGGAGATTTTTGTTTTAAATATGAAACTAAAATTTTTGTGGCTTTTTGCGACTGAAAACTAAAAACGCTACAAGCTATAAATTTAGGTTTATGACTTAATATTTCATTCGCCCAATTTTCTATCATTTCAAAAGATTCTGTTTTGCCTCTAACGTGTTCGTCTGACATTGATAGTAAAAAACTTTCTACATTTTGTCTTGTTTCGTCAGTTAATTCAGCATACAATCTTATATTAAAGTCAATTATCTTTGATGAAAATCCTGCTTCACTTAAATAAGATTTTAATAATGCAGGGCCGAGGGTAACAGATCTCGTATGAATAACCGGAATAACACATAATACTATATCTACTGTTTTCATTTTAATTATTATGTTTGTTTTTCATAATTTTTATTCGTAATTTATTATGCTCGCGAGACGCTAAAATAGCAAACAACGTAAATAACTTACCATATTTAATAACAGCTTCATTTATATCTTTACAAGTTTCCTGCCATATAGGAAAACTTACTGTCCACCCTAATTCAATGGCACGATCAATGATTTTTTCACCAGGGCGATCAGCATCTGGTACAACAATTACTTCGCGTTGTAATCTATCAATTAGTTCTGCTTGTTGATCAGAAATTTCAGAACCATTTATACTTACACCATCTATGCTCATTGCATCAAAAGGACCTTCACATACGATAACAAATTTACTGTTTGATTTTTGATTATCAAGATTAAAAACGTAATCTGCCGGATGATTTGAATAATATTTAGGCTTAATTCCATCTGCGATACCACGTGCAGTGTAGCCTATAAGTTCCTTTTGATAGTAAAAAGGAACAATGATTCTTCGGTGCAAATTATAAGCTTCTTCCGGAGTCCAATAAAAATTATATTTATTGATATTTATTGCTCTGCGGTTAACATATTCTATTGCAGCAAGTAATTCAGCAGGTACATTGTTGTAATCACCGATACTGTAAAAGTTAGCTAGTTCGACTACATTTCGTGCTTGTTCGGGCAATGTTCTGGCTTCATACGCAATCTCTTGTTCAGGTTCCGGTTCGAGTTGTTCGGGTGCAACTAATTCTCGTAATCTGACTGCATCAATGACCAGTCGGCGCACAGTTAGATCATCTGCGCCTAACCAGGACAATAGTTTTCTAAACTTGAATGTTAAATGCCTGCCAGGAACAAAACTGGCTTTAAATTGGCAATTGAAACAATGATAACTGACAGCGCCTGCATTTGTTTTGATTCCACCTCTACCTCTGGTGTCAGCAGTTTC